CGTATGGCAATAGCCGCAGAACCGCAGTCCACCTCAGTTTCCTACATAAATACAGGACTTGTGAAATGTTGGAATGAGTTACCCGAATTCGACTTTCGGCTCCAAGTTCACGATTCTCTCTTATGGGAAGTCAGCGACAACATAGAAGCAATCACAAAGAGTATCCACCAAGTTAAGTCTTTAGTCGAGACACCAATTACCGTAAATGGAATCACGTTTACTATCCCAATAGAGTTCGAGATCGGTTATTGCTGGGGAAAGTTAGAAAAGGTCAAAGACCTAAATGATATAAGCGAAGTCTACCAGAAACTTCAAAGGGAGCATAATGCAATACAACCAGTTCCTGGAGAGCTATCGCATTTACACGGCTAACAATGAAACGCCAGAAATTTTCCATATTTGGATTGGTCTTTCGATACTGGCTGGAGCGTGTGAAAAGAGACTATGGCTTGATAGAGGATATTTTAATGTCTGGTCGAACTTATACATAATTCTAATAAGTCCGGCAGGGCTGGCATCGAAGTCAACAAGTATGGACTTGGGCCAGCAGATGTTAGAAGAATCAGGTTATCACGTGATGTATGGGTCTACCTCGAAAGAGAAGATCATAATAGACCTTTGTAATTGTTTAAAAGCCCATAAAATCACCGAAACAAAAACATTCCTACATTCAAGTGCTACGTATGTATCGGATGAACTTAATGTCCTTTTGTCTACCGGAAGTGACATGATAAAGTTCCTCGTCGATATTTGGGGGAAAGGTTCCTCGTATTCGTATAGGACTAAAAATGCTGGCATATTCGAGATTACTAACCCATTCTTCAATCTCCTTACTGCTGTTGTTCCTCAATGGTTCGGAACAAACCTCGCCAATGATCTCTCCGCGACTGGACTCCTCGCTCGCTGTATTCTCATCAACGCTGACGATAAGCGAGCCCCTTGGCCCGAACCCTTAGTCGGTCCAAAAGAACTAGCCGAAAGGGATAACTGCATATCTATCCTAGGTCAAATAGGTAGAATGTATGGAGTTGTTAAACTCAGTGATGACGCCAGAAAGTTCTATCATGAATGGTACATGGATCAAAAAATAGATAAAAGCGAAGATTACCGAATGGCAGCGTATTTAGAGCGGCGTAACAAGGTCCAAATTCTCAAACTTGCTCTCCTTATGGCCACTGGAGACGTCCGTAATGTTGTCGAAACCGTAGACTTCCATCGCGCCCTTGAAGTATTCCAACGCACAGATACCTCGATGCGAAATGCCTACCTAATGGCTGGCTCGAATCGTCTTGCTCCATACATCGCACGAGTCATTTCCATGCTTGACGCCAACAAAGGACGCATAAAACTCTCGGATATAACACGAATACTCTTACCAGATGTAGCATACTACGAAATGAAACAGATCATCTCCTCACTTATGTACATGGATGAAGCAACTTTGGACAAGGATAGAAACGGTGTAGCATATCTTATAAGTAAAAAAGGGGGTAAAAAATGAAACGTGTATCAGGGAAACTCAAAATTATCGTCGGCAAGGTTCTAATGGATGAATCCACTGTACAGCTTTTATTTCGTCTCGAAGCAGACGGTTCTGTAGACATCATGACTCTACGGCGTGAGGGTATACGTAAGCCAGATACATCTACACTTGAAGTTCTTGAACTCGTTACCGTAGAAGTGGTAGGAAATACTACCATTCTCAAGTCCACGGACAAACTAAAGCCTGTTCTTGACTGTTGGTGCCAGTTCCTCACTGATATGGCAGCAACCCTATAGGAGGTCGTATGCCACACATAGGATTTCGAGTCTCGGGTGACGAGCATACGGCTATTCTCAAGGCCGCCAAACTTTCTCCCTATCGCACTCTCAGCGACTTTATCCGTAAACTCGTCTTGGAAAACATTTCCCTCACTGAACTAAGTGACGACTGGGAGATCAAAGCTTGGAATCTCTTCGGTATTAACGCTGAACAACTTCGATATGCACTTACTCGCAGTAAGTCCCCAGAGGAATTCTTCTCCATTGTCTCCCGTTGGCCTAAGTTCATGAAAATGCGGGTCTCTCGTACACAGGAAGCCTTAGTCCTTACAGTTTCCTTAGAGGGTGAGGAAATAACTATCTTGGAAAGCCGTGACAACAGCAAAGTCGGAATCATATCTAGGGTAGTCGAGCAACTCGATACCCGTGTTCAAAACTTAATAGCCCAAAAAATAATAAAGGAGGACTTCTCAGTCCTTCTTGAAGGAGCAATCAATGCCACAGAAAATGGATGAAGCACTCAAACTTAAAACAACCTCAATTCGTCTTTCCAATGCCACCATAGACAAGATGGCCAAATACAGGGAACTCACAGGCCTGGAACAAAGTACCATCATTCGTCTTCTCATTGAAGACGTTCTTCCAGAGCCCATGTTCTCAAAAAAAGACTACGATGCTAGTTGCATAAACAAATGGATCGAGCAAGGACTTCCAGAGGAACGTCTTATAGGTGTCATCTGCGCTCTCTTAGAGGTCACATTTAAGGAGTACCCTCAAATGGCCAGGCAATTTACCTTAATAACTGCTGAATCTCCCACGTTTGTGTCCTTTGACCATCGCCGACCTTCTCCCAGTCTCTTCATTCTCGCTGTCCGCATTCTCAATACTATCACCATTCTAAAGGAATCTGTAGCTATAGAATGCTATCCTCCACTACCTCCATACATTAATGGCTCACCAAGTACAGAACCAAAACCCGATTCATCATTGACAAACACCTAAAAAAGGTTCATAAAAATAATATAACGTAAGGAGCACATCATGTTTGTTTACGTTACTGGCCCCTATGAGGCCACGACTGACGGCATCAAAAAACGTAATAGGGAGGTGCTGGAACTTGTATGCCGAAGGGTGCTACTTGCAAAGCACATTCCCATATGTCCCGTTCTTTTCTACGGAGAATGGAAGAAAGACCCTCGCTTATATTCAAATGACGGGTGGTGGGTGGATAATATCTACAAAGCCCTCATGCGACTTTGCTCTGTTTTCTGCATCATCACCTCTCACGCAGAGTTTAATTCTGAGCGTATACGCATGGAAAAAGACACCTGGCGCGAAATCGGCGACGGAAAATTCGTAGTGGATACTCGAATACTCGAACATCTTCTCGGCCTGGAGGACAACAGTGGCCAACGTGATAACGATTGAGGAATTAAAACTCAAACTGGAGTCCGACGCAACATTAGTCAAACTCTTAGCCAAGAAGTTCGTTGTCTTGGGGGACTCAATTCTCGAGATATCAATCGAACTCTGTGGAGACAAAAATGCTCTAGTCGATGTCTTCTCCCGCTTTCCCGATCTCGAAAATGCCTTTTACAAGGCTGTCGAGGAACAGAGTACCTTGGAATCCGATCGCCTCCTCAATCAAGCCGTTGCTGGAGCTCTCCGTCGTCTCAACGACGTAGTCACTGAAAAGAAAACTGATGTCGAAGTACGCGACCTCATAAGTGCCTCTCGCGCAGTCCTCGCCTACAGTGTTCGTGGTTCAAATAGACCAGATCTACCAAAAGATCCACTAGACACTCTCTACGACGACATCATGGGTAAGTCGAGTGGCTAATCTATCAGTTAAACAGCACCGTGTTCTCACCCTCGTCCGAGGACTTCATGACAAGTACGCCAGTGACCCCATCGGTTGGGTGCGTGACAACATCGACTTCAGCGGCCTCAAATACCACTTCCTTACTCCACACCAAGAATCCATCATCACCAATCTCTACAAACACAAACATCTCTGTGTCTCCGCTGGTGGTGGTATAGGCAAGACCGCAGTCGCCGCCATTATCGACCTATACCATCTATCTACTCACTTCTACGCTAAGGTTCCAACAACAGCTCCATCAGGAAAACTCCTCGACGACATTCTCTGGTCCGAAATGGCCTTCTGGCTCAAACGCTGCAAAGTCCAGGAACTCTTTACTCTCAATCAAGGCAAACTTCGCATCCGTGATTTTCCTGAATGGTACTCCGTTGCAAGAACAGTCCCAAGGGACGGGAGGAACTTAAATGACACACTCGCTGGATTTCACTCCCCAGCAACTCTTATCATTGTCGACGAAGCTAGTGGAGTACCCGACCCCGTCTACACAGCCCTTGATGGCGCCCTCACCGATGAAAACGCCATTATTCTACTCATATCCAACCCAGTCTCCACTGGCGGATATTACTACGACACAATATCCGATCCAGAAGGCAAAGGTTCCAACTATACTGTCCTCTACTTCGATTCTCGCGACTCCCCCCTCGTCTCCAAAGACTACGAACAGCACATCGCTACCCGCTATGGAAGAAACTCTCCTATGTATCGTGCTAAGGTCATGGGCCTCCCAATTTCCGAACTCGAAACCTGCATCATTACTCCCGAAGACTACGACACACTCATCCTCCAAAATCGCGAACGTCACATAGGCAAAGTCACTCTCTCCGGTGACATCGCTGGTGAAGGCGAAGACCCTACCATCCTTTGTCTCCGCGAAGGTAACTCCATCTTCGAGTGGATCAAGTACCCCGTCAACGACACTACCTTTGTCGTCGATGAAATCCTCCGTATCCATCAAACTCGCTTCCTCACCAAACCCTTCTCCGCAATCATCGACGCTCAAGGCATTGGCGCTGGCGTCTACGACACCCTCAAACGCACCAATAAGTTCCCAGTCATCGGCTTCATAGGCGCCGAAAAACCCTTCAACCTCAACATGTTCGATATCAAGCGTTCCGAAGGCTACTACAAACTCAAGCAAATCCTCCCCGATCTCCACTTTCCCATAACTCCTCCCCCCGAACTCAAAAAAGAGCTCGTCAACATCCGCTTTGACTACTCCAAAGGTCCGATCTCCATGGAAACAAAAAAGCACCTCAAATCCCGCATCGGACGCTCTCCCGACTATGCCGATGCCCTAATGATGTCTTGTATGGTAGACAACTATTCCCTCGGCTATCACGCCATTTACGTTCCCAAAACTACAACGGACGTGATGAAGAAGTTATACACCCCACGCCGAGAACAACTTACCCGTAGTAAATACGGCAAATTCCTATAACTACTTATTTGCACAGCGCAAATTACTAGGAGAACGCTATGGAAGCTAAACAATTAGTAAATGTGGTAAGACTTCCACATTTGGTGGATGAGATAATTATAAACCCAGAAGAAAGGACAGTGGGTTTTGTGCCCTATGCGAAGATGGCAGCATTAGTAGGAAATAGGCCCATGCCTATTGGATTGCCTGGATATAGGGATTACATAAAGGGTGGGAGTTCCATGGAGTATATGTCGGAACTTACACCACCGTTTGGTCTTGACTTATATATGAGAATGAGAACCACTGATCCGATAGTCGGTGGATTGATGATGCAGTATGAGAACATAATCAGGAAGATGCAGTGGGATGTTGTGGGGCCGAATAGTACGTTTGTTAAGAATCAACTGTTGGATATGCAGACGCCACTGATAGACATCCTATATGAAGCCGCCTCAGCACTTACTTTTGGCTTTTACATTGGAGAACTTTTGTGGGGTATCCGTGGTGGAAGTGTAACCTTGTATGATATTGAGCCAAGATATCAGACATCCATAGACTACATAAATGACGAAAACGGTAATGTGGTACAGGAAGTAACACAACTGAAAGTGGGTGGAGCGAATATCAACATTCCCTACGCAAAGTGTTGGCATCACAAGTTCTTTTCTTATGCAAGGAACCCATGGGGGACTTCACTTCTACGCCACATATATAAACCGTACTATTTCAAACTGTCTATTGAGGCGTCCGAAGCTGTGGGACTTGATAGAGACCTTACTGGGTTACCAATTATGACCGCACCAGAGGGATTTGACTTCCAGGCGGCAGATCCAGGATCACCAAACTACAGTCCAGCGGTTGAGCAAACACTGAACTGGGCAATAGATATCGTTTCTAATGTGAGAAAGGACAACATGCAGGGAGTGGTAAAGCCCAGTGGTTGGACTTTTGACATAGTCCGTGGGGAGAATAGAACAGTGGTACCAACTAACGAGATTATCGCTAGGTATAATACTGAGATGGCAGCGGGACTTCTGGAGAACTTCCTATCCTTGGGGGCGTTTGCAACTACGAATAATGCGAATACGCAGATGCACATAACGAATTTCCTGAGTGCTTGTGAAGCACTTGCGACAGCAGCGGCATCGACATTTACACAGCAAGTTATTCATAGGATCTGTGATTATAACGGAAAGAAGTCCTATCCAAGACTTGTCGGAAGGATAGTAAACATGGGAGAGTTGACTAACATATCCAGGTTTCTTAGTGAGCTTACAAAGGCTGGAGTTATCAATCCGAATAAGACTCTGGAGGCTGCAATGTTACAACTGGCAAATCTCCCTGCAAACGACGATAACATTGGATGGGGTGAGGATGGTGGGCCAAAGAAAGTGACTCCAAAAGTCATAAAGCCACAAGATCAAACAACTCAAATTGACACTACGGGAACACAAACCCAGTGAATATAAGCAAAGGAGGGCGAAACTATGCCTAACGTGATACGATCCCTTGAAATACCCGCGTATATCTATGAAGCCTACAATACGCAGGCCAAGCGTAGACCTTATCCTGACAGTAATTTCCTTCTAGTCGAAGGCGGGAATAAAAAGTTTCCATACCGAGATCCAAAAACTGGTGCACTACATTGCGGACTGATAAGAGCTGCTATGAGTAGAGCAGGACAATTCAAGTACGAATCTGTTTTGAAGAAGGCTACATCACTCTACAATAATAACTGCAAAAAGCAGGAGAAGGCAATGCCAATCTCGCTACTAAAGGAAATAAGTGGCGAAGAGATCCTCGGTATTGTCGCTTCACCGGATGAAAAGCCAGATATCGATGGGGACGTTTTCGACAAGGAAGCAATAAAGGAAGCCTGTCATGATTATAATGTCGAGTTTCGGCAGATAGCACTCCACCATGGAATACGACTTGGATTAGGTGAGGCTATGCTACTTGAAAGCTACACGGCCCCATCCGACTTCACCATCAAGAATGGTGACAAAACCATCACAGTCAAAGAGGGTACTTGGTTACAAAGGTGGCGAATCCTGAATGAAGGACTCAAAGAAGAAATAAAGCAAGGAAAACTCAAGGGTCTCTCCCTCGGTGGCTTCGTCACTGAAAGAGAACCTATTTAACACTCTTCACGTCAACAAATCCCTTGGTGTAGTGATCCCCTAGTCACTACACCTTTTTTTATAAATCCGTTTTTTCCATAAACCCATTGACAAAAACCCAATAAAGCCCCATTATGTTCTTCGATAATGGAGGTTTTCTATGCCTGATCTCGACACAGGAACAAAAACTCGACGAATCAAACGCATTAGAGTTCACGAGGTTAGCTTAGCGAGCTTTCCAAAAAACGATTTCCCATTCATCACAATCAAAGAAGGAGGAAAACATATGAGTGCAATTTTCAAACTCATCGCTTCCCTTTCCCAGAAGTCCGACAAGATTCCAGAAGCAATGAAGGAAGAACTGAAAGTTGGTGCTTCCGACATTACAGTGAAGGACTTTCTTGAGGCAATGACGGAAGCCGGTATCAAACCCATTGAGCTTTTTGCAGCTTTCCCTGGCAAGAAACTCATTGACGAAAAGGACTTTGTTGACAAGACTAAGTTCGACGTGGTCGATAAAGCGAAGTTCGACGTCGTGGAAAAAGGTACTTGGGATCTAAAGAAAGTGGAGCCAAAACCACCTGATCCCGAGATGAAGAAACAGCTTGACACGCAGGCCATTGAGATTGCTGCGCTCAAGAAGGACAAGGCTATGGCTACACTCAAAGAGAAACTCGGCGAGGCAATCGCGGTTGGACTTGTGGACGCAACTCCGAAACTCTCGGAAGTTGAATCTAAGTTCATCGTGGATACCATCGAGGGTCTCCAGAAAGCAGTCAAAGACCTCGGTGTAAAACTCGGTGAACTTGGACAGCCTGATATGGCAACCAAGGACAAAAGAGAAGCCACAATCAAGAAGATAGCCGAGGAAAAGAAGATCAACATCACCGATGCTACTATCGAATGGGCCAAGGCCAATCCTAGCCTTGCTGCTCAGTATTAAGGAGGTACGACATGGAGAAGAATATACGAAGAGACGTTGTCGTTCCGGCCTCCGTTACTCTAGTTGGCAAGGAAGGTAGGGCCGTGGACTTCGCTGGTGTAGTCATCAGTAATCGCAAGGATGGTTGCAAAGGTGTGGTCAGTATGGGCCGACCAGCAGGTGAGGCAACTGTGGTTATCACTGAGGGTCGCTGCAAAGCATACACTGATGATGTAGCAAATGACCTGGCCATTATGTCTCCACTCTGTTGTGGAGGCACTAACTCCCTAGGTGGTGGTGCAACTGGAGATGGCTGCTTCATCGTTGCCACTATCGGAACCCATCATGTCCGTGCCATAGCTCTCGAAGCTCAGACTGGTAATGATACCTTGTCCGAGATCTACCTGCTCGGCTCATAAGGAGGCATATTATGGCACATTGGTACGATCAAGTTCTGCCTGCGTTCGTTCAGGACGTAGCAAACAAATACATAATCGACAACCCAATGAGTGTGTTTGACATCTTTCCCCAGGTCAACACCAACAAGCTCACAGGGTATATCGCTAAGTACAGCAAGGCTGACTGGCTCCGTATTGGAACAGTCACTGACTATCTCCGTGCTGGCGCTACCGAATCCGTCGGTGACGACTTTGCGGTGACAAAGCAGGCATACACGGTTCTAGAGTACTCCTTCCACAAGGATGTCTGCCGTGATGATTACCTTGAGTACGACAACCCGTTCGACCCCATCAACGACGCCATCGCATTCTGCACTCAAAGGCTTAACAGGGTTCTTCTTTCCAACCTTGTGGCGAAGTATCTGCCGGCTTCTGGTGTGTGGGGAACCTACGATGACAATGAAAATTTAGTCGAATGGGACTACATCGCGTCCAGTATCTACGTGGTTGACCCAGTCGCAGACGTTCTCACCGCTCAACAGGCCGTCGAGAAAGTCACCGGCTTCAAACCCAACCGCATGATAATCACCCCTGATGTCTACAAAGCCCTTCGGCTCAACACATTCATCACCAATCGCCTAAAGGCTACAGATGACAAGATCGTTACTCTAGGTATTCTCGCCAAACTCTTCGATCTCGACACCATCACTGTTCTCAACGCACCTAACGACGTGACTGGTGATTCAGTCACTGGGGCACCAACGGCTTACATGGCCACAAGAACAGCACTCCTGGTCTACACCCCTGATAGACCCACAAAGTTCGCACCATCTGCCGGATACCAGCTTGTGTACTCTCCAGGTGGAAGAACAACCGTCGAAGTAAACCGCATCCCTATGCCAATGCTCAACGACGCCTTGCGGATCGAACTCAGCATTAAGGTGTGTCCAGTCGTTCTCTCATCTGACCTTGGCTATCAGTTCATTAACACCGCCCTGTAAGCAAGTAGGTCAGTAAATTAACTGGTGGGGGAGCAATCCCCCACCTCATTGAGGTCGAGATGAAAGAAACCACATTACTCCTGGAAGTTGGAGAAGAGGCTCTCATCGAGCTATCTACTAACGAACTCTCCCTCATTCTCAACCTCTACGATGACTCACAGGCACGTATTGCTGCCATGCGTGTCTTCGACATTCTCCGAAAAAAGTTCAAACCTTCCTATCGCATGGGATCTTTATTCGAGGATCGCGCAGCCAAATATCGTGCCTACGAAAACTTGTACAAAGAATACGCCTCATCTGTTGGTGCAGGCAAACTTGGCACTCCCGTTGCGGACACAGATGTAGTGGATATAGATAGGAACAAATGGACAAGACTAACAAGATAATTTCCCTTTACCGTAAGGCCGAAGACTGGCAACATAACGGAGCAACAACCCTAGTCGGTGAATATCCCGTTTGGCTCGAAGAACGTCTCTTCGTAACTACCATCGGAATGGGTCCTCCGGCTAACATCGAGCGCGCCAGGGGCTTCTGCATTATATGGGAGCAATTAGACCTTTCAGACTGCAACATCACTTATGACGGAAAGACTTACGAAGTCCTACAAACTGCTAACTTCACCTTTCCAGATGAAAGCTTTTCCCACATGGAGTTTATCTATGGCTAAACTTCGCATGAAAGGATCTATCTCCACTGGCCGTCGCAAAAACTTCACACAACTTCCTGACGATATGCAGACTTTCATTAACAGTATCGGTTATGAGGAAGCGAATTCCATAGGTAGGGATCTCTTACAAACTACAGCTGACTATCTCCCCATTCTCTCCGGTCGTCTTCGTAGTAGCGGCTTCCTATTTGTCAATGGCATTCATGAAGCCACCACTCATTACATTACAGGCCGTATTCCACAGAAATGGCCTATCGTTCCACCAAATCCCCCTCAACGTCTTGCCCTTCCTGGTTACAACACCTTCTCCATCGATATCATATTCCATACTCCCAAACCCTATCCTGCAGTAGGTGGTTACTCCTTTGACTACTCCCGTCTATATGTTGACCGCATTTCCAAATGGTTTGTCTCCGGTCGTGCGGGCGCTGTAGCCCAGCGAGCCAATAAGCTCCTTAAAGAATCGATCAACCAGAAAGCCAAGAGGATATTCGGATGACACTCCCAGAAGTCTTTAACTTTGTAGAAACCGCCGGCACCCTCACCCGAGGAACCAACTTCTTCGAGGGTTATCTACCCGAGGGTGATCGTGAAGGCGTTGCCCTTCGTACTGCACGCAAGGTAGATGTTCAAAACCAACTCGAATCTGATATCATCATCGTGGACGTTGTCTACAAAAGCTACATCTACGCCGACACACTATCCGACACTATCTTCAACGCACTAAAAACACAACGTGGTCTAGGTCCAGTCTGGACCATTGTAGGTACTATAACCAAAGATCATTTAGGAATCGACGACTTACGAAGAAACGTATTTGAAATACGATTCTCGATAACACACTACTAAAGGAGGAAAACATGGCAAACTATGAACTCGGCCCATGCCAAATTGCTTACTTCACTAGCACACAAAGCAGAGGACAGGCTGTAGACCTTGGCAAAACCTTCGGAGGTGTTACTCTCTCCGTTGAGGAAACCTATCAGCAGCTCAAAACAGACCAAGATGGAACTGTCCCTGTGGACGAATGGATAACGGGAACTACCCCAAAAATCACTGCGAAACTTGCTGACATCACCCTGGAAAACATTGCCCTCATGTTCAAGACCACAGTACACACAAGGTCTGCTGGTTGCAAGGTAGTTGATGTCTCCTCAAATACTGGTTATTCCCTCAAATCCAACTACATCGCGGTAATCATCAAACCATACGTGAATGGTGTTCCTGCAACCAATAAATCCTACTGGATTACCATGCCAGTTGCTGGTATCCGAGCTACTGCATCACTCGAATACAACGTGGATACTCAACGAGTCATCAACTTCGAGGTTTCAGGATACCCAGATGCTAGTGGACGTGTCATTAGGTTTGGAGATACCACAGCCTATTAATGGCTATTGTTAACTTTGGACCTTCCACTATCCTATGGGGTAGTACAGACTTGGGTAAGACTACTGGAGGCGGTAGTCTTACCCTTAACACCCAACAGTTTCGTACTCTCCGTACCCAGACAGTTAGTGAGTATATTACTGGCGGTACTGGAACTCTCGACTTGTACCAACTTACCACCGACTTTAATTTACTTGATGACATGGTCTTCCATGATTACGGTATTCTTCACATTCACCCATACTTAACTACAAGCACTAATAAAATATACATTCATCTCCGAAGTTGCAAACTCTTCTATCCCACCAACTTCACTATCGGTACACTAGACCAAAAACCTCTCACTATTCGTCTCACTTTTCGTCCAGATCCCGTTACTCCCTTTTACGTCATCACCATAAAGAGTGTAGATGGTTAGTAATTTGCACTGTACAAATTACAAACAAATAAAGAAAAAGGAGATTTTATGAAAGTTGTTGACGTTGATCAGATTTTGAAAGATGAAGCAATCACGATAAAGTTGCATGGGAAGGAATTTATTGTGACTGACATCGATGAGGACTTGCTAACGGTGTTTGATGACCCAAAGACACCGAAAAAGGAGATTGTAAAGAAGATACTAGGATGCGCAGATGAAGACTTGGCGGGCTGTGGACTACTTACGTTTGCTACAATCATAAGTCAGGTGACAAGAAATTTTACCCAACGAGCTTCTCTAAACGATCTATTAGAAGGCTCGAAACCGCTGGAACCGTAGCACACGTACTGCATATTGACTTTTTTGTGGCCTTCGATATGCCATGGAGTAAGTTGAGAGTGCTTTATAATGAGGCAATGAGACAGAGAGCAATAAATGCTGGTATGACAGCACAACTGTTTTCTAAAGATTCCTCAGTAATGGAAAAGTTATTGAGAATACATGGAGAGTATACTGAGGGATATGGTGAAGGACAGATAATGAGTCTGATGGAGAGATTTGGTGCCGACACAAAATGAATATGACATCCAGATAAGACTGATAGTAGACCAAGGTATAGCTGAGGTCGAAAAACTTAAGACCTTAATAAACAACGTCGATAAAAATACCTCATTAGAAACACTAACAAATAAATTTAAGCAACTCACAGCTCAAGTAACTATAGCCATCGCCGAGTTAAGAAAGGTACAGGAAGCTTCTTTTGGTACTGGTACAGCGATGGGCAAAGCTGGTGCGCCTGCCACCGTAACCGAGCCGGTTTTTGCATCATCCCTCAAAGCTGCTGAAGGAATAAAGACTCTCAGTACTGCTGTCAATAGTATGAACACCCAATTTAACAATTCTAAGGCGGTGATAGGGAATTTCCAGACACAAGGTAGAAAGTTCAGTGGACTCCTGGACGAATGGTGGCACAGATTTGGGAGTGTCGCAATAGCGTTCACGGTAGTTTATAGGGCTATGAATGCTTTGGAAGCTGGAGTCGGACAGTTAGCCAATATGATAAAGAAGGCTATTTTGGTGTCAGGAGAACTGGCGGCTGAACAAGCGAAACTG